GTTAGAAACCACTAGTGCTTTTATTGATTTTCCTAATGACTTGACTTACAGAAGAGTTGGTCTTGTATTAAATCCTACTGATTATAACACTACAACTGTTTGTAGTCAGAATACTAGATCTGCTGTGAAAGCATTGATATTCCCACAATCAGGTGCAGGAACACCTAGTGGTACATTTGCACCAGGTGAAACTATTACCCAAGCAACTACAAATGCAAAAGGATTAGTTGTATCATATGATTCAACAACTAAAGTCTTAAAGTATTATCAAGATGAGACTGATGGTACAGTCAACGGAAATGTAATTCCTTTCTCTGGTGCTAATCAGATTACTGGATCTACAAATAACTATACCGCTACACCAAATGGATCTTTTGGAACAGCATCCGTTCCACTAACACAGATAACTATTGGTGTATCTGTTTATGAATTAGGTTTATCATTTGTCGAAGGTTATGCCAACGAAGAAATTGAATTAAACTCAGGTGAAATTTTATACCTAGATAATAGGATCCCGATCACTCGTTCGGCAGACCAAAACGAAGAGCTAAAAGTAGTAATTGAATTCTAAATGGCACAGAATACGAACCTCAATATAGCTCCTTACTTCGATGACTTCGATAAAAATAAGGGGTTCTTAAAAGTTCTTTTCAAGCCTGGCTTCCCAGTCCAAGCAAGAGAACTTACAACATTGCAAACTTTGTTGCAAGATCAAATAGACACATTTGGTCAAGGTGTATACAAAGAGGGTTCTATGGTGGTGCCTGGTGGTATTACACTGAACAAGAAAGTGCCATGTATCTTGATTCAGAATAATTACCTTAACCTAGACGTAGAAAATTATAGAACAGCACTTGATGGTAAGATTATTAAAGGATCTACCTCTGGAGTGCGTGCTCGTATTCTATTTTCTGTAAGTGCCACAACTTCTACTAGAGGTAATATATCATTTTATCTTAATTACTTACAAAAAGCAGAAGATAATGTTACTAGCACATTTTCTGTTGGAGAAACTTTTGTTTGTGAAGACGATATCACATACTTATCAACAACTATTGCATCTGGAACACCATTAGCACAGTTACTTAACTCTGATGCGTTAGCAGTGGGTTCTACAGCAAGTGTTGGGCAAGGAGTATTTTTTGCTAGAGGATATTTTGTCAATGTAGCAGAGCAGACAATTATATTAGACCAGTATGGGACAGATCCATCATATAAAGTCGGTCTAAAAGTAGAAGAAAGGATTGTAACTGCTGATGAGGACGCAAGTTTATATGATAATGCTATAGGAAGCACAAACTTCTCAGCACCAGGTGCAGATAGGTTTAAGATTACACTAACATTAGTTAAAAAGTTACTCACAGCACCTAACTCTGCTGACTTTATTGAGTTACTTAGAACTAATACTGGTAAGATTGAGAAGAAAGTAGAACGTAGTGATCTAGGTTTTATCAATGATGTTCTTGCAACTAGAACTAAGGAAGAATCTGGTAACTACTATGTAAAGAAATTTGAGATAGATGCTAGAGAAAATTTAGATGATGGATTTAATAATGGTGTATACGGATCTGGAGAGGTAACACAAGACGGTGGAACTCCATCAGAAGCTAACGTAGCAATCCAATTATCTTCAGGTTGTGCATATGTTCAGGGTTACAGAACAGAAAGAATTGCTGCAACATATAAAGATGTAGAAAAACCAAGGACATTTGACAGTGAGATGAACAGAACTGTCACATCTGACTTTGGTAGTTATGTATTGATGAACAATTTGTACGAAGCACCTCGTTTATATGAGACAATCTCTATGAGAGATCAACCAACTGTTACAGGTGGAACATTAGAAGGATCTGTTATAGGTGTTGCAAGAGTTGCTAACTTTGCATATGAGTCAGGACCTTTAGTTGCGGGTAGTGCAGATACAGTATTTCGTTCAAATCTTATTGACGTAGATTTCATACAAAAACTTACTATGAACTCAACTGTTGCAGGATCGCCCACATTGGGAGATCGTATGATCGGTCAAAGTAGTGGGGCAACAGCATATGAAGCAGCAGATGTTGGTAATGATCTATTTGTAAGTGGCACAAATGGAACATTCCAAGTTGGTGAGACTGTAAAGAATGCACTAGGAACCACAATAGGTGTAATAGGAAGTATAAAAAGATACAATTTTGGTGATGTAAAACAATATAGTTTCAATACTGGTGGTGGAACTGCTGACGCAGTATTAGATGTCAAGGTAGCATTGCCTGGCTCAGGTCCTATCATGTCTGGTGCGAGTGGTGGTGTTAATGGAACAATCACTGCTACACTGTCTAACTTTAAGTCTCAATTGAGAATAGGAGACATAGTAGAATTTGCAAACAATGGTGCAGCACACAAAGCAAGGGTGACTGCAGTTACTAATAACTTTATTTTCAATATTACTCGTTTAGGTTCTACAACTATTGCTGATGGTGCATTAACAAGTCCTATTGTTAGAACTCGTCCAGAAATTAAAGATGGTGAGAAGAGAACGCTTCTAACACCTCTTGGATATGCAGCAATTAAGAATACAAATAACAATGGAACTATAAATCCATCAGGTCGTTTTAGAACTTCTGTTCAAGCTGCTGTTTCAAGTGGTAATGCTACTGCAGTTGCAGGAGCTGGTCTAAAATGGGTCAACGGTGGTGACAATGATGACTTCTTAGTTATTATCACATCTGGAACTGGTGCAGGACAAATTGTACAGACACCCACAATTGAAAATACACCAACAAATGCAGACTCTATACAGATGTCAGGTCTTTGTGGCGGTGGTAATGGAACTATTGATGTTGTTGGAACTGTTACTAGTGCAGATAGATCTGGTAAACAAAAAACTACAGAGAGAATGAAAGTTCTTTTGGTAAATGGTTCTACTGGAAGTTCAAATGGATTATCTAATGTTACATTAGGGCATGGAACTAGAGTAGAAGATGATATTATATCTCTTGGTTGTGCTGATGTATTTAAAGTTAAGGCAGTATTAGAATCTACAAACTCAGCTGACCCAGTAATTCCAAACTTTGAATATACAAATTTACTAGGAGATGTAGCAGAGGACGATGTAATTACAGGAGAAACATCTGGTTCTAGAGCAAGAGTAGTATCTAAAACTAGTAATATTATTTACTTTATTCCTATTGAAGATGATAGATTTACTGCAGGAGAAAATATTACTGCACCAAACGCAACACTTAAGATTAAATCAACTATAAATCTAGGTTCTACTAATATTACAGATAACTTTGATTTAGATAATGGACAAAGAGATCAGTTCTATGATTATTCTAGATTAATAAGAAAACCTGGCGTTGCAAATCCTACACATAAATTACTTGTTATATTTGACAGATTCTTTACATCTGATGGTATAAATGGATATACTGTTGACTCTTATGCAGCAGAAGATTACAACATCATCCCAACATATGTGGGAACTCCACTTAGAGATGTAATTGATTTTCGTCCAATAGTCCCACAACAGTTAGCTAGCAGTGGAACACAGTCATCACCATTTACATTGAGTGCAACATCATACTTTAATGTTGGAGCAAGAGCATTTACAAACAATGAGGTTGGATTACCTGGCATTAGTGATACAACAACATTGAGTTTACAGTATTACTTACCACGTGTTGACAAGGTATTCTTAGATAAAGATAGTATCATATCTGTGGTAAAAGGTGCACCAAGCACTAGACCACAACCACCAGAGGATCTAGAAGATGCAATGTTATTGGGAACTGTATCATATGCTCCTTACGTCTTTAATGTAGATGATGATATTACTATTGAAGAGACAAACTATAGAAGATATACATTTAGAGATATACAACAGTTAGAAGATAGGATCAAGACTCTTGAGTTCTATACACAGTTATCACTTCTAGAAGGTGAGACTGCAAATATGGAGATTAGAGACTCTAGTGGTCTTAATAGATTTAAGAATGGTTTTATTGTTGATAACTTTGGATCTCTTTCTACTGCAGATACTTTACATCCTGACTACAGAGTATCTACAGACTTTGAGAGAGGACAGATGCGTCCTGCACACTACACAACACAGGTTCCTCTACAATACAGCACATCATCACAAAACGTACAACAGAATGACGACGAGATTATTACTCTTCCATATTCATCTGTTGTTCTTGTAGACCAACCATATGCGTCTGCTGTAGAAAACGTTAACCCATTTAACGTCTTTACTTTCTCAGGTGACATAGAATTATTCCCAGAGTCTGATAACTGGGTAGATACTAAATCTCTCAACCCAATCAAAGGTCCTGTTGTAGAAGGTAACTTCATGACAACAGTAAGAGAGTATAATGCAGACCAGAATGGTTTCTCTCCTATACATTGGAACTCATGGAAAACAACATGGACAGGAAATGATATCAACACATCAGTTGGTGCATGGCGTGATGCAGGAGGTGGTGGAAAGGGTAGAAGAAACCAACAACGTAGAACTATTACTACTACAACTACAACTACCTCAAGACAGTCAAGAACAGGTATTAGATATAGAGTTACTCCTGTTATTGAGCAACAGTCACTAGGTAGTAAACTTGTATCAGTAGAGCATATTCAGTTTATGCGTTCTAGAAACATATCATTTACATGTCAGAAACTAAAACCAAGAACTAAATTCTATGCTTTCTTTGATAATATTGCAGTTCCTACTAGACTAATTACACCTAAAGTAATGGGTGTTGTTAAAGATCCTAGCAGCGATGCTAAGACCAATAACATTCCTTTCCAAATTGGAGAAACAGTTTATGTCAAAAAAGGTAATGGTAAATTCAGATTTAAGGCAAGAGTATCAGCTCCTAACGAAAATATACAAATCAATCCTATTGATGGCACTGACATAAGTACGACCACTGACTATACATCTAACTTGACTTTCATCAACGTTGATACCAAATCACTTGCAGATAAAGTTAAAGGTAGTTACTATGGATCACCTAAGATTAATGATTACTTAGTTGGTGAAACTAGTGGTGCAGTTGCAAAAGTATCTAATAAAGATCTAATTACAGACAAGAGAGGAAACCTTAGAGGTTCATTCTTCATTGATGCACCTAACATAGAGGGTAATCAGAAGTTTAAGACTGGAACAAAATTATTCAGATTGACTGACTCAAGCACTAACAGTCAAGTATCAGGTGTATCTGACAGTAACGGTGAAGCAGAATTTACAGCGTCTGGTATTCTACAAACTACACAAGAGACAATCATCTCTGTTAGAAATGCTAAGATTACATCTGAAGCACAATACGATGCTAGAACTGTTACATCAGTAGGTAGAACTCGTAGAGATGAAACACGACCTACTCCACCTCCTCCACCACCCCCAGAAACTGATTGGGATGATCCACTAGCACAGACATTCTTAATAGAAGATGCAACATTGGAAGGTGGTGTATTCTTAACTAAGATTGATATATTCTTCTATACTAAAGATCCAGAAATTCCTGTGATGCTTGATATTAGAACTGTAGAAAATGGATATCCTACACAGAATATATTCCCATTCTCTAAAGTTGTTAAGCAGTCAGAAGATGTATTTACATCTGACGATGCTTCTAAACCAACTACATTTGAATTTAAAGCACCTGTTTACATACCACTCAAGCAAGAGTGTGCTATGGTGTTAACATCTGACTCAAACCAGTATAAGGTATTCATCTCATTACTAGGTAATGATGCTATTGATGCTGCACATATTGGGGAGAAAATTTCTGAGCAACCATATATCGGTGTTTTATTCAAATCACAGAACGCATCCACATGGACAGCTTCACAGTATGAAGACTTGATGTTTAAGATTTATAGAGCACAGTTTACACTTCCAAGCACAGCAGCACCTTCTAGACTTATCCTAGAAAATGGTGAGTTGGCAGAAGAAAATGGTGGTTTCTTGAATTTAAGAAGAAATGCTATCAGAACAACAGCTGGTAGTGATACTATGAGAATATTCCATAGTAATCATGGCATGCAGTCAACACTCAATTACTTACAACTTAGTGGTGTAGTATCAGAAATTGCTGATGCTCAGATACCTTTAGATGGATCTGATTTAACATCTACAGCTGGATCAGTAGTTGTCGATGACGCTGTAGATTTATTCCATCAAACTATCGGTGGTAGTGCTGTGAGCAACAGTAATCCTGGTTTTATTAGAATACTAGGAGTCGAGGAAGATGGTAGTGGTGATGAGATCATTGCTTATCAATCAATTGATACAGCATCAAATACCATAAACTTTGCTACAAATGGTAGAAACCATAATGGAACATCTGGTTCTTCTACAGGTAAAACCCACCTCAAGGGTGCAATTGTACAATGTTACAACTTTGATGGTATACCTCTAACAAAGATTAACAAGACACATAGTAGTGGTCTTGCGTCTATCAATAGTCCTCACAGTTACACTTTACAAATTAGTGGCGTTCCTGCAGGAACTGGTATACAAGGTGGAGGTGCTAACATCGTTGCATCACAAAACGTTCCATGGGATGTTCTTACACCACAAATACAGAGTCAAGTAGAACCTGGCACTAGCATTGTTGCTAGAGCACAAGGAACTAGTGGAACCTCTTGCGGTCCTTTCCCATCTGGATTTAATGCAGAAACATCTTTTGTTAAGGATAGTGACTTCCAAGAAATAACTATTGGAGAAGAAAACTACTTCCCTGCTACTAAGATAGTTGCAAACCAATTAAATGAGATCAATAGAATGAATAGTGTCAAGTCATTGACATTAGAATTGAATCTATTCTCAGAAGTGTCTCATTTGAGTCCAGTTGTAGACTTAACTAGATGTGACGTAATTACAACAGCAAATGTAATTAACAACATCGAGCCAGGTGCAAACGTTGGTTCTGAGACTGCGGGTAACTACATTACCAAAGTTGCTAGACTAGAGAAAAGTGCTACTGGACTTAAGTTAATGATGGCAGCAAATACATGGACTGAATCTAAAGTTGTTGTAATGTATAAGTTAATCCCTGTTGGTTACAGTGATAGTCTAGATGAGTTACCATTTGAGTTCTTTAATGAGACAGGTATTCCAGACACAGGTGCAACTATTCCAAACAACGATTTGACTACATTCACCGACTATGAGTATACTGTAGAAGATACTGATGAGTTCGATGGTTTCCAAGTCAAGATTAGTTTACTCAATCATAATCAACCCTATATACCAAGAGTAAGAGATTTAAGAGTAATCGCACTAGCATAATGGAAGAAGAATATATTGAACTAATTCCTGTCGAGGGTCATGCATCTCTCGGCAGGGATCCTTCGTCTAATGCCATACTTAATACTGATTCAACTCAGTATGATGCTTATATAAAGGCAAGAAATAACGCAAAGAAAAAAGATAGAACACTAGAAGAACTAAGGTCAGAAGTAGACGAATTAAAACTATTGCTAAAAGACTT